GCGCCGCCCGTGCCGCTTGAGGTGGTCGTGCCACCAATGCCGCCTTTGGCGCCGACGCTGGCCGCCGCGAGGGTGGCGCCGTTGAAATATGTGTTGCCGCCGTCAGTGCCTGCCACGCCGCTCGTAGTGCTGCCCACGCCCGCCGCGCCAATGGCGATGATGACAGACGCGCCTGCCGTCAGCGTGATGTTGGTGGCCTTGGCGTACGCCCCGCCGCCAGCCCCACCGCCGCTGCTGTTACCGCCGCCGCCGCCAGCGCCGACGCACTCGACAGAGTTGCTGGCCGAGTCCCAGTCGCTGGGCACCGTCCAAGTTGTGCCCGTCGTGAGGGTGATGGTAGTCAGGGCCATTAGATCGGTTCCGGTGGCGATAGGGTGCCGGTGGCTGGGTCATAGATGTAACCGGCCTGACAGTCTTGGCCGGGCTGAAGTCCGATCAGAAGGTAGCCCGGCGGCGCCGGGTCCACCGCAGGATCTGCCACGATGACGTTGACCACAATCAGCGTGTTGGCGTCCACAAGCGCGGAGGTAATGGACATTACGCCTGCTCCGTCTCGGCGACGACATCCCAGAAGGCGTCGGCACTGTTGTAGATGCAGCCCACATAGATGGTCTTGCTGGCCGTGGTCGTGGTCGGCAACGTGACGCCAATCACTCGATAGGTAGCGTTCCACGTCAGCGCCCGCGCCGTGCCGTTGTCCTTGATGCGGAGCAAGAGCCGCTGACCGTTGGTTGGCGTGCCGCTGGGTGCCGCGATGGTGGCCGGCACGGCCAGCGCGGTGACCGTGTACACGTCCGACAGATCGGCTGTCGGCGTGATGGTGGCTCCCGACGCGACAGTGCCCACACGCGGCGTGATGCGCTTGTTGGTGAGCGTCTGGGCCGTGGCGGTGTCAACGAACGTGACGCGACCAGAGCCGTTGCCGCTGGTCAGAACCTGGCTCGTTGTGTCCCAGACCAGCGAGCCGGCTGCGGTCTGTGCGGGCGTGGCCGACGAGGGCACAACGATAGGCCGCCCGTCGCCGCTCAAGAAGCCGCTGATGCCGTCCTTGAGCCAGATTTGAACCGACAGCGCGGTCTGAAGCACCAGCCGGTACTGCACGTCGTCGGTCAGCCAGACCTCTTCAGCCACCCGGCCGGCTGCGTCCAGAATGATGGGGTTGGTGTTGGGCGTGGCGCCCGAACTGGACGTGTAGGTGGTGGCGGGCGTCGAGGTGCCCGACAGGTAGGTGTAGATCTTGCCACCGGCCAAGGGGACGCCGTTGTCGTCGAAGAACTGCCAGCCCGCGCCCGCCAGAGGTGAAAGGGTAATGCTCATAAGAACCTCCGGTTAGACAGCGACGGCGCTCAGTACGGCGAAGTTTACCACCGGAGCCTCGGCCACGCCTACTGCTGCGATGTTGTGGATCTGGACGCGGAACGACCCGTTTGCGACTGCAATGATCGAAAGCCCGTAACTGTTGGCCGTCGCGCCAGACGAGATGTTTGCAATCACCACGCTGGTAGCCGTCACCGCAGCGTTTGTCACGGTGAAGCTGGCGAAGGTGCCGGCTGCTGTGGTGGTCGAGAACAGCGTAATCTGACCGCAGGCAGCGTCGAGCGTGACACCCGTCGTGCGGGACGTGCCCTGTGTGGCGGCGCCGCCCGCGCCGTTGCCGTACCCCATGGGGTACGACGGGCTGTACGACACCACAATCGGGTTACTGGGCTGCGCGTCGGGGGACAGCAGCGCGTCCGCGTTGCTGAACGCAGTGCCACCAGCGCCCGTCAGCGTGAACAGGTTGAACAGATACCTGTACCACTGCCGGGTCATCATGCCCTTGCTGTCCACCACAGGGACGCGGGCCGCCGGGATGTTGGAGATATCAGGCATTGGTTGGCGTGATGGCTAGTTCAGCAGCCATGATGGCAATCTTCACCGGATCGGTGCCCGACACCTCGTAGACGCGGTCGCGGCTTTTCTGGGTCATGCCCAGACGGCGCCAAAGAACGCGGGTGGCTGTCGCGCCAATCCGGCCCATGTTGCGCCAATGGCTGTTGCTCCAGGTATGGCCGCCGTCGTCCGACCAACGCAGCATAGCCTGCGGAACCTCGCCCACGCTCACGCCCTGTTTCGTGATCAGGAGATCATCGTTCTCTGCCTGCAACACGTCGTCGGCCTCGGTGGCGAGATAAATCGTGTCGATGTCCAGCCCCGACAGACCTACGCCCACCTCGCAGTCGAGTTGCAGCGCGTCGTGCCGAGTGCGTCTCAGGTTGTTCTGCGCGGGGCCAAGGGCGCGCCAAGACCTCAGCCACCGCTGCACCGTCTCGTTGTCGGCGTAGTACTCCAGATCCAGCGCGTAAATGTCGCCCGTCAGCCAACTGCCCACTACCGTGGTGTTGTTGAAGAACACCTGGTTGTCGGCCAGATGCCGCGTGAACTCGCCGTTGTCCCAATAGGCGCGTTCGTGCCACGCTTGGGTAGAGACGTCGTAGACCCACGTTGTGCGCCCGGTGGGGAAGTTGAGGACATAGAAGGCGTGGCCGTCCTGCTGGTAGGTGTACGCCGTGGCGTCAGCCAGCGTGTCGTAAGACTGGATCTGCCACTCGACAGCGTGGGTCGAGACACGAACGCCGGTGTAGCCGTTGGAGCGGTAGACGATGCCCTTGCCGCGCGCGTCGGCGCCCAGCCAGAAGACGCCGTTGTCCAGCTTGGCTACCGAGTACGGCGCAATGCAGCCGATCTCGTTGAGCGCCCCTTGGATGCGGGCCAGCGGGAACCCGATCTCACCGGCGTCGTACCAGACCTCGACCGAGTTGGTGCCGAACAGCCATGCCTCGCGGTGATCCACGATCAGCGACACCAGCCCGTCCGGCGACCCTTCAGCACTGGCAAAGGCCAGCGCGTCGATGCTGGTGCCGTCCAACAGTGCGGTCACCCAGACCTTCTGGCTGTTGGGTTCATTGAACACAAAATACCCGTCAAGATACCCGACCGCCACCGCGCCAGGGAAGTCGGGATCGGTGATCTGGACCAGCGTCAGCGTGCTAACGTCGTAGATATAGCTGGGGCCGTTGCACGCGATGAAGATCTGCGTGCCGTTGTCCGCCATGGACACCGGGCCAGTACCCGTGATGAAGCCCACGGCGGTCGCGGTGAACGAGGTGTCGATCCGGTACAACTGGTTGGCCGAGACGGCGAACATGTAGCCGCCCAGTTGCCACAACCCTCGGATCGGCCCGGTGTCGACCGACAGCAGGAAGCGAAGCCCCGGCGCCCTGTTGAGGAACGCCGGTTCCTTGCCGCCCTCTGGCACAATCTCGGGGAAGAGATTGACCATGCGGCTGTCTGCAGCGTTGACGCTGCGAGTGACGTAGGAGGAGCCGAGGATTGGTGTCTTCATGATGGTACGACAGGGAAGCCAATCCAGCGCGAGGCTATCGTGACCAGAATGTTGGATGTGTTTGCCGGCAGGGACAACGCAGCGTTGATTGCCAGTTTGTTTATGTTTTGACCTGTCGCCGGGTACACGTTTATGGCCGTGGCGTTGAAGTTGTACACAAGGCAAATAGCGCCGGCGCCAAGCGTGACCGCTGACGGCAAGATGACGCCAGCCGCTGCCGCGCCGCCAGAAACGAACGTAAGCCCGGTTGTGATGGCCGTGGCATCCGCCTGCGTAGTGCCCGCTGCTGCCACCTGAACCGCCGGGATGCGGAACATGCCGCTGAAAACCGGCGCGTTGGCGAATACCGCCACGCCTGTGCCCGTCTCGTCGGTCAGCATGGTGCGAAGGTTGGCCGACGACGGGGTCGCCAAGAACGTGGCCGCGCCAGTTCCAAGGCCCGACACACCGGTCGAGATTGGCAAGCCAGTGCAGTTGGTCAGCACGCCAGAGGTCGGCGTGCCGAGCAGCGGCGTCACCAGCGCGGGGCTGGTAAACAGCAGCGCATTAGTCAGCCGCTTAGTCGTGCCGCCCTGCACAATGGGCAGCAGATCGGTCGTCTGCGCTGACGGGGCTACCGGGAGCGCCGAGATCTTTACGTTTGCCATCAGTAATTCCCAGCGAAGATGTTGAACCGCTGACGGGTGCCCACGATGCTGTACGGCAAGCCCATGATGTCGCCAGGGTTGTTGATGCGTTTCAGATCCCGCTTTGACGCCATGGCGATCCGCTTGACCTGAAGAGACGGCTCGACACCAAACTCAGGCGCAAACTCGCACGCCAGATTGTAGCGAAACGCCCTCAGATAGCCCGGCGGGAACAGGATGTCGGTGGCAAGCGTGGCCGGCTGGTCCAACTGCGCCGCCGAGATGAAATGCCACTCCAGCACCTTGGTCGGCACCGGGTAGATGTGCATGTCGATGTTTGGGAAGTTGGTGTTGATCCACATCACCTGGGGATAGGTGCTGGTCACCGTCTTGACCGCAATGCCATCGTACTGCTGCTGGTTGATGATCTTGATGCCGAACGAGATGCCGTTGGCCGGGTCGATGAAGTAGGTGGCGTCGTCCATCAGAACAGGCCGGTCGCCCACGAAGTCACCGGTCGGGCCGAGGGTGCGGCTAAGGGCGCCCGGCGGCCACAGGAAGATCTGTTCTTGCGTGGTGAACGTCGCCAACTTTTCGGTGCCCCAGCTATCGATCATCTGGTTCATCGCAAACAGCGCGTCTTGAGACGTGGACGCTGACGGCGTCTCATCCTCTGCCAGCACGCCCAGCAGCCGCAGGGAGCCGTTGATGATGTCGCCGGCAGTTGCCATGTCAGACCTCGGTGGTGGTGCGGCGTTTGCGCGTCTTTACGATAGCATTTTCTGCCGGGTCTTCGACAGCATCTTCTGCGGGGTCGAAACGTGACCAGCCATTCTGCTCGTCGTACTGGGCTTCCATCTCGATGCTGGCGACCTTAGTGCCGTGCGTGGGATGGCGAAGGTAGATAGGCATGTTGTTCTCCAGATGATTGGGGGCGGCGCGAGCCGCCCCCAGCCATATCAGACGATGCGGTACGAGGTCCAAGTCGCATCGCCCGTGCGGACGAGGCGGATCTGGGCCGACGTGCTGACCGCAACGGTGGCGGAACCCACAAGGGTGATGCCCGTGCCAGCCAGAATGGTGATCGCGCCTGAACCAGTGCCCAGGTTGATGATCACCAGATCGAACGTGCTGCCGATCTTGGCGTTGGTCAGCGTGGCGTCGATCAGCGCGCCGGTCGGCAGCGTGAAGCTGGCCGCCGTCGTGCCGGTGCTGGCCGAAAGAATGCCGGCAGTGATCTGCGCGACAGTCAGGGTGGCAGTGACGGTGGCGGTGGCAACGGTGCCCTGATCGCCAAGCGACACTTCGTTCAGGTTGCCGTCACCAATCTGGTAACCGCCGCCTACAGAGGGAAGAGCCATGGTAGTACCTTTCCTAAGCTAGAATTAGCCCCACATACGAACTGCGGCGGGTGCGCGGATCGTGTTGTAGCCGTAGAGCACGTCGATACGGCAAGGCATCCGGTCATTGTTGATGTCGTACTGACGGACAATGCGGAGGCTGATGCCGTTGTGGACCTGACGCGAAGCCATGTCCACGCCCTGCGGAAGCAGAAGGTCGGCCGTGGCGAACGCAATGGCGTCCTTCTGGTAGACGAGGTTCTGCGGGTATGAGGTCGAGGCCGCACCCAGCACCGTGACCACCGCGCCCGACTGCGGGAACGAATCCACAGTGGCAAGGGCGTTGGCCGGGGTGTAGATAGCCGGCTGCACGCTGACCGAAGACCAGGCGCCGCCAGAAGCCGTGGCGTCCGCCGTGACAACGAACTGCTGAAGGCTACCGGTGGACTGACGGGTCTGCGGGTTGACCGCGTACACGCCGGCGATGGTGAACACGTCGCCCTGCTTGAAGGTGGCCGAGCCGCTGTCACCGGTGATGGCAACCGTGGTGGCGCCCTGCGTGGACACTGCGGCGCTGAGGGTCAGCGAAGCCGTGGCCGAACGAGTGCCGGTCGTGTGGTTAACGATGGACTGCGACATCGCAATCTCGTTGTAGCCCAGCACGCCCTGGCCCATCAGGCCCTGCTTGAACTGACGGCTGATGGTGTCGGTCGGGTTGAACAGACCCTTCATGCCCTCGACCAGACCGGCGTTGGCGGCCGGGTTGACGGTGGCGTAGCGCGGGTCCATGGGGACGGCGTATTCGTTCAGCTTCTGCTGGGCCTGAAGCAGGACAAGCGAGGTGCTGGGGGTCGTGCCGGGCGTGCCAACAGAGCCGTAGATGCCCTTGTAAGCGTTCGCCACGTCGTTATCGACGCTGCTGGCAAGCTGCGAAATACGAGGCTTCAGCACGCGCTCTGCGAAGTCGTCCAACTGCATCGTCAGTTCTGCCGACGTGAAGTTGACGCCGATGTGCTTCTGGCTGGACACGGTCAGGGTCGTGAACTGCTCGTTGTCGTCCTGCACCTGAAGGGCAGCACCGTCAGTCACCAGCGCGCGGTCAGGCAGGCGGATGCGGAGTGTCGAGCCGATCTTGGCGCCTTCGACGGCGAAGCTGTTGTCGTACTGGCGGTTGACGTTGCGGGTCAGCACCAGATTGTTCTCGAAGATCTCCAGAGCCTTCCTGGTGATCATATCGATGGTAAGAAGCGAATTAGACATAGATGCCTCCTAGAGGGCAATCAGCGGCGGTTAGCTGCCTCGTACTTCCTGATCTGGCGCTGCCTCTCGGCTTCGATCCACTCCGACGTGCTCATCGTCTTGATAGAGCGTGGGTCTGTGGTGTCGTACGAGTTGGACCCGGAGGTCCTGGCATTCACCGGAGCAATCGGCGCCGGGGCGGTGGATGTGCGTTTGACCGGCGGGTTCGCGGCGAGTTTCGCCTCGATCTTGCCGATCTCCTTAGCCTGAAGCAAAACAGGCAGACGGGCGATACGATCAGACTCTTTCGGGTTGGTGCCGAGGTAATAGATCACCTCGGGGCCGATGTCCGATGCCTGGATCGTCTGGGCCATAGCGTCCGTGACGCGAAGGTTGGGGTTGTACGCGACCTGTTCAAAGTCGTCGTACTTGGTCCTCGCCTCTTCCTCACGGTCCTGATATGCCTCCAGAACAGCCGTTTGCTGCTGCGCGGCTTCTCGACGGGCAAGCAGTTCCTGTGCCTTCTGTTCTGCCAAAGCCTCGGCGTAACTCTGTGCATCAGCGAAACTGTCTACCGGCGGAAGCGGTGCAGGAGGAGCGGACGCCTGTACTTCGACGGCCCTCCGCGACTGCTCTCGTTCCCATTTACGCTGTTCGCGTGCGAGCCGTTTGGTGACAATCGCGTCCAACTCTTCCTGAGTAAAGGACTTGCCACCTTCCTGCTCGTCCGGCGTAACTACAGGCTCAGGCGCCGCCGTGGCTTCCTGAACCGACGCGGTATCGACCACGTCATTGGAGTTCTCGTCCATCTTTAACTCCCCAGGCTGTCCGGCCTGTCGGTTTGTGCGTTAAGAATAGTAGCTGATGTTCAGTTTTGCACCAGCCACCTGTTCAATAAACGTAATATCCTGCAGATTGCCGTCATACTGAAGGCTGACGCCAACCGCAAGAGGCATACCCACAGACGCTGTCGGCGCGGTCCTGTCGTCGCGCCAGCGGACGGCCTGTCCTTCCGGCGTGATGATGGCAAAGACCGGCTTCATGTTCGAGCCGTTTGGTGTGATCTGCGGTACGGTCAACTTGGTGGCAGACGACAGGGACGTGATCTGCTGGTAGCCAAAGCAGACGGTGACTGCTTTAAGATTGATGGACATCAGTCCCTTCCTCTCTCGGTGAACGAACGCAGCCGTACGGGCTGCTGAAAGACAATACTGCCAAACGGTATGTCGAAAACCCAGCCCGTGTTGTTGCCCGCGTCAATCGCGTTGTTGGCTGACAGGCCCTGCCAAGTAGCGCCGCCCGTGGCATTACTGTCGCTGATCGTCGTGTTGACCGCACTCACCGTGCCGGTGGTCTGCGACAGCGTGAACTGCGTGCCGGGCGTCGAACTGGTCAGGTAGACAGGCGTTGCTGCGCCGCCGGCTATGGAGAACGTCGTCGCGGTGTTGGTGGACCCTGCCAAGAACTGGATGGTCCCTTGGCGAAAGTTGATGGTGTTGGTCGAGGTTACCGCGTCGGCAAAACGTATTGTGCCGTTGGCCGACACCAGCGTCCATACGTTGGTTATCGTTCTGCCTGCCAGCGTTATCACCTGAGTGCCACGACCAAATACAGAAAACGTACCCGTGCCGGCCAGCGTTATGGCAGTACTGAGCGTGAAATCTTTATAAAGATTACCACTGTTCAGAGTAAGTATCGCCCCCAACGTGCGGCCAGACGCGTCAAGGTTACCAATCTGCCATATGTCTTCTACAGTTATGTTGTTTCCTACAATAAGCCCGATGTTGTCTATGATCGCGGTGTCCTGCGCCAACGGGAAGTTGGCTACCGCTGGCACGCCGCCAGACGTAAGCGCCCATGCCGTAGCCGACCAGTTGCCGCCTGCGGCGAGGTTCCAGTACTTGGTGACGCCGGCGTCAAACGTGATACCGCTGTTTCCTTGGGAATTGCCCAATCGCGTGCCCGACCAAGGTGCGGACGCGCCGGCCGCCGTGATATCTCTGAAATCTACATCTGACAGCGTAGCCACCGCAGCCGCAGTGATTGTGCGGGTAGTTCCAGGCCCGTTGCTGCGGACCAACGTGCGAGACGTTGCTGACGCGGAGGTGCCAAGCGTAAGTGTACCGACAACAGTCTGATTGCCCGCCAAAGCTACGGCGTACATACGAACAGTGGTTGGACTGGCTATAGTGAGATTGTTGAATGTATTCGCGCCCGTTATTGTTTTTGTAGACCCTGTTGCGCCAGTGTATGTGAATGATACATTGTAAAAAGTTCTTCCGCCGCCAGTAAATGTTGGGTTTGCGGGCGTGCTGATTATGGTTGACGTGCCCGCGTCAAGCGTCAGAGATGAACTAAAATTTACTGGGGCGTTTCCAGATGCCGTCACCGTGCTGCTGCCAAGCGCCAGACTGCGCGTGCCGGCGCCCGCATTACTCAACAGGCCGTTGGTAGACGTGAACGTCAGATTGAAGTTGCCGGTTGCGACATCGCCGTTCAGCAGATTGAACGGGGTCGCGTTGGACGATGTGAACGCAGACCCAAAGGTCCAAGCCCCGCCGACGCCGTTGAAGACAATGCCTGCCGCCATCGTCACGCTGTTGGTCGTGATCGTGTTGCCGGCTGTCGTTGAGTTGAAGGTGATAAGGCCCGTGGCGCTCCAGACCGTGCCGGGGATTATCAAGAAGTTGCCCGACACCGCCAGAGTGCCGGTAGACGTAAACGTCACGGTGCCGGCGGACACGGTGAAGCTGAGACAGGTAAGCGCACCCGTCAGCGTCACGGTGTAGGTCGTGGCAGAGTCGAAAATGACATTGTCCGCTGCCGTAGGCACAGACGCGCCTGACGGGCCTCCAGACGTGGCTGACCAGACGGCCGTGCTGGTCGTGTCCCAGGCCGCCGTGCCGCCTACCCAGTACCGATCAGCCATCTATCGTCTCCTGATCCGGCGGCGTGGACACAATCGCCACCCAATCGGCAAAGCGGCGCAACTTCATGTCTTTGATTTCGGTGGCGGTGAGCGCCGCGTACTCGCTCTCGGTCATCACCAGCGCGTCCCGAAAGACAAAACCCTCGTACGGGTACTCGAACTCGTCCGAGACGTACCCAGTAGGCAGAACGGTCAGGGTCATCTCGGGGCCTACGACAGGAAGCGGAGTTTGTAGAGGGTGGACAAATACAACTCCACGATACCGTCGATCAGGTTCTGGAGCGGCGTGTCGGTCTTGGGTATCACGTCGTACCGGGTCGCCTCGATCTCGTCCAACTGCCCCTGCAGAAAGTCCACGACGTTTGACGTGGTCTTGGCCGAGTGCAGCGTAATCGGCCCCAGCAGCCCGTGGCGGCCCTGATACGCCTCGGCCAGCCCGTCTGCCAGATCGATGATGCCCTCATAGAACTCCTGCAGCGCCTTGTGCTTGGCGTAGCTGCGAGTGTTCAGGTGGACCGAGTGCGTGACATCGCGCGCGAGGAAGAACAGCCCGATAAAGTCGGCGCACTTGTGCATTACATGGCTCCTTGCGGGGGCATCATCTGGCCTTCTGGAGGCATCATCTCACCCTCTGGGGGCATCATCTGGCCTTCTGGCTGGGGCGGCATCTCAGGTTCCAGTTCCCCCAGACCCGGCATCCCGCCTCGCCCCTGCATGTTGCCGACGATGTCGCCGGTGTCCATGGCGGCGTGCAGGGTGCCCATGACGATGTCTTGGATCTGTTCTGGCCCCAGCGAGTTCTGAACGAGCGCGATGCGCTTGGTTTCGGCGTCGTAGGCTTTGACCTGGGCCTCGAACTGCTTGACCTGTGCGTCCTGCGCCTCGATGGATTTGCTGGCGTTCTGGAGCATACCGTGCATCTGCTCCATCTCCTGCGCCATGGCCTCCATCTGCTGCTTGGCCTGCTGCATCTCGGGGGACTGGTCGTCACCGGCCATGACCTTGGGGTCGATGATCTTGGCAAACCGAGCCGCCATCTCCTGCGCGCCCGGCCAGTCCATGTTGCGGATGAACAGGTCGCCGGCCACGCTCCAGAGTTCCGGGTTGCTCTGCAGCA